TTAATTGTCATGTATACTTGGATAGCTAATGCAGGTATGCCCTGAACTAAATGCTGTAATTTGATCATCGTTCAGAGGTACAAAAGGGAAAGACACATACCGCATATTATCTGAAGACATATTGAAATAAAGCTTTCTATCACTTATTTTTAATTCAGTGGCATGGGCAGGGAAAGTGCCTTGTTTAGCGAGCGTTGTCATAAAAGCTATAGGGAAAAAATGTAAACATGAACAGATTGAGTGATGACCTTCATTTAAGAAAGCTACGGTCTGAGCTGTTATTTGCAATCTGTGAGGGTAAAACCAATAATAAAAGTCATGAGTATTTTTAATATTGTCATTTTTCCCAAGCACAAAGTCTCTTAAAGGAGTATAAAAAGGGGAGTCAACAATAGGTTTCTCACAATCGGTTGTAGAAGTCGCTGCTAATAAATGCCCAACCATAGCTCGCATGAATGCGTCTGCTTTAAATTGCACTGAAATAGTGTTCATAAAGAAGTGTTCACCGTTAAGATATTTTTTTAGTAAGAAAGAGAACTCATTTGTCACCTTTCCTATTTCATTATCAACAGAACCTAACACTTCATTGTTACATTTAATACATATTGTTTTGAAAGTGGTGCCATTATGAGCATTAACAGGACGAACTTCACGTGCAGAAAAGAATTCGATGACCGTTTTTTGTATCATTTTCTCTGGAATACATACATTTTTTGGAGGTACGTGATCATTAGTCAGTTGACCGAAATTACCGCAAATGATGCAGTAGCCATCTTTAATTCGAACATGCTTGATTCGTTCCGAGATTTTGCCCATAGTACATTACCTCTTATGATTTAATAATGAAGGTATAAACTTTTCGGGAAGTAATCAAGTGCTTTACAATATGGAATAGGTTCTCCTTAACAAAAATTTACTCGCGAGTGTTTCGCCGCCCTTGTTTTTTCGCGTATATGCGATTTTCAATCACATCCTCACCTCACTGATAAATACGATATCAACATCAGGAGGACACATGACAACTACCATTAGTGCCAGAAAATTAGCACGTGACTATGGGTACGATCAGAAAACTGTACTGGCATGGATTGAACGAGGTATGCCAAACGATACCGAAGAACATGCCCGCCAATGGATAATTGAGAATGTACTCAAGCCGTTGAGGGAAGGTGATCTAAACGAACAGATCCAACGTGAGCGGCTACGCAAGCTTCAGGCAGAAGCTGATTTAGCAGAAGCGGAAGTACGAAAAAATATAGGCAGCTTGCTTGACGCCGAAGAGGTAGGACAAGAGCTATCCATATACTTCAAAACGCTACGCGATTACCTGCGTACTTTACCTAACAGAGTACATCATGAACTACATGAACAAGAGAATGCCCTTAATGTTAAACGGGTACTGCTTCAACGGATTGATGAAGTACTGAATGAAATAGGGCAAATGACATTAGAAGGAATGTTCACGGATGAACATATCGCAGATACTTCAACGGACGGTAAGGAATCTACTTCCTCCAGTTAAATATAAGCCCTCAGTTTGGGCAGAGAAACATTTAGTACTACCGGATGGTAATGCAGCAGGACAAAAGATAAAATTATATTCATTTCAGCGTGAAATGTTAGATGTCATTGAAGATGATCGTTATCGTAAGGTGGTATATAAAACAAGTGCTCAGATTGCAAAAACAACAATATTAAATTCGGCACTATTCTATTGGATGGCTACAGACTCAAGCAATATTGGTATCGCCCAATCCTCATTAGCAGAACTGAAACAATGGAAATCAGGTAAGATCGATAAAACTATTGATGCCGTATCAGTACTGAAAGATGTTGTTACTGATAAGAATGATAAAACGAAAGCTAATAACCAAAACCAAATAGAACTACGGGACGGTAATTTCCTATACTTCATGACATTAGGAAGTGCTAAAGCACTTCGTGGAAAAACATTAAAACGTATTGTACTCGACGAAATTTCAGCAATTGATCAAAACTCAGATGAGGGTAATCCTGTTCGTCTGGCAGAGCAACGTGCAACTGACTTTGGACAAGAGGCAAAAATTCTTATCTCTAGTACTCCAACATTCTCCGGTGATGCAATCGATGTTGAGTACCAGAACAGTGATCAGCGTGAATACTTCGTATGTTGTCCCCATTGCCATTATGAACATACTCTCAAATGGGAGAACGTAAAGTTCGAATGGCGAAAAGTGGGGCGGCGTGATTTACCAGATTCAAGTACCGCCAAACTATATTGTCCAGAATGCCAGAACGAGATTACAGAATCACAACGTATCAGAATGGTCGCTGGTGGACGATGGATCGCTACCAATCCCCAGGTAACAGATACCGCCGGGTTTTTTATCAACCGGCTCTACTCTCCAAACAGTAGTATCCAGTCTATCGCAAAAGAGTTTGAAATGGCCTGGTACGAATACTCATACCAGAGCTTCTATAACACTGTACTCGGTCTGCACTACTCAGAGTTTCAGGATGAACTTGATGATCTCCAGCTCGAAGCACTCAGGGATGAATTATTTGATCTAACACGGATACCTGATTCAGTACTGGGTATTGTCATTGGATGCGATCAGCAACAGGACAGGCTTGAATGCCAGTTACTTGGATTCAATGAAACAGAAGTATTTGTACTGGGCTATCGGTACTTCTATGCACCTAACTGTGAGGTTAAGGGGGCTAAGGCCTATACAGAACTCGCTGCATTCTGTAATCAGAAGTTCAGAACAGTATCCGGGCGTAATGTACCAGTACTTAAAGTTGCCGTTGATAGCGGTAACGGCAGAGCAACACAAACAGTACATGCATTCTGTCAGGCATATAAAAGATTTGAAGCTATTAAAGGAAGTAGCAGTACCGTATCCCCGCTGTTTAAACGCAGTACTTCAGAAGGTCGCCAGTTCTACATGCTCAATGTGCATGAGGGTAAAAACTGGGTGAGGTCACTACTCAATAATGCACTGTCTGGAAAAAAAGATGCAGCACTGACTATCCGGTTTGCTCATGATCTCCCTGATGACTATTTCGACCAACTTACAGCAGAGCGTTTAGAACGCTCCGGTACAGGATTTCGCTGGAAGTGTATTCAAGGCCGCCGCAATGAGGCTCTTGATACGATTGTCTATTCTCTGTGCATGATGAAACTGGCATTGAGTAAGTTAGGATCGCAACCATTCAAAGCATTACGCGAGTACAAAAGCGTTAAAAAAGAAGAAGAACATTCAGTACCAGCACCATCACCGACAGAAGTTAATAAATACTCCAGAACATCGACCACTTTAGGTAAATCATGGTTCGGGAGTAAATAAATGAAAGACAGGATTTATATTGGTGAGGTATTTCATGAAGTACTTGCCGCCAATACAGTAATTAAAATTGGGAATAGTACCCACACGCTATATGAATATAACAATGAAAGTACCGAATCAGTTACAGTAAAAATTGACACAAAAGGATTTCAGGCCGGGTACTATACCATTGTATTAAACACCAGTGGCAACATGACCATTGATAATGTGACTGTCATTGATCCAATGGCACAGACAGATCACCTCACGGAATTACAGTCACAGCTTGATGAGATTAATAAAGTACTCGCTGCTCGTATTAATAATGATGCATCACAGTTGACTATTAATAATAAAACCTTAGTTCACGAAGACCTGAATACGCTCATGACTTTGAAGAATAATATTACAAAGCAGGTTAACGATCTGAAAAGAAAAATCAAACAGGGCAATAATGGTTTCTTTAAATCAACAATTCATTGCCGATAATAACAGGAGCACAAGGAAATGTGGCCTTTTAATAAACGGCAGACTGAACAACCGCTGCCAAAGCATAAGCCTTCACAGGCAAAACGAACATACAGTAAATCAGAGTACAAAACTGAGTCTCGATCACTAACCGGACTTCCAGCAAAGGTGCTGGGAACCTATGGTACTGGTGTTCAGAATGTGAATATCAATGCAGTACTGCGACAGTCACTTACGGCATTACGTGATGCGTCACGTTCTCTCACATTACAGAATCCCTATGCCCGCCGTTATGTATCCATGTCTGCTGGTAATGTTGCTGGTGCAGATGGGATTACAATTCGCCCGGCTCCCATTGTAGGAGAGCATACCGATTCAGTACTGGCAGATCGTATTGATAAAAAATTTTATGAGTGGGCTTCTGATGCTTCACGCTTCTCTCTGGATGGCACATTGTCTCTGGACATGCTGCAAGCTCTCGCTGAACGTACCAGATGTACAGATGGTGAATTTTTCCTTCGATTGCATTCAGGCAGGGAACTACAGGTATCAGTAATTGATGCTGCAAGAATACCCAGTACCAAAAATGAACTACTCAAAAATGGTGCATACATCAGTAACGGTATTGAACGGGATCGAAACGGTAAAGTACTGGCCTACCATGTGGCTGATATCAACCCTCTTAACTACACAATTAATGCTTCCACTACCGAACGTGTACCTGCAAGTGAAATCCTCCATTTCTATATTCCAGAGTATGTGGGACAGGAACGCGGTTTTCCTGATTGTATCAGCGTGTTTAAAACGCTTGAGGATTTTAATTCCTACAACGAAGCAGCAGTCATCCAGAAGAAGATCGCCAGCAGTTCAATGGGCTTCGTTACCAGTAGCGATAACATGCAGGATGAGTTACTCGATACTGAACCAGCAGAGCGGGAGCACATTGAGTATTTCGAACCTGGCACTATCAAAGAACTTCAGCCAGGGCAGCAAATTCAGGTACTCAACCCCACGGCAGGTACAGATAAGATCACTGAGTTCAGTGATGCAGTACTGACAACCATAAGTACCGGATTAGGCGTACCCAAATCCATGCTTACTGGTGATACACAGTCTGCATCGTTTTCCGCTGCAAAGATGGCTGATCGTATTTCAAAAGAAAACTTCAAAACACGAAGTAATCTATTAATTAGTAAAGTACTAAAACCAATCTATCGTGAATTTCTAAAGCGATTAATGGTTTCAGAATTTAATAACCTTTCATTTGTGGATTTTGAAAATATTGCAAACGTTACTTTCGTGTTGCCAAAGCAAATCTCACTTGATCCCGTTAAAGACGCTCAGTATGAGCAGGTTTTACTAAATATGGGTGTGAAGAGTCGCTCTCAGATTATCCGTGATTTAGGTATGGAACCGCAGCATGTATTCGATGAGCTGGAAATGGAAATAAATATAAAAACAAATAATGAACAGGGAAGTTCAAACGATGAAGATTCAAAAAAATCAACAAAGGGAGATGACGCTATCGATTGATAACAGTCTCTTAGATAATGAAAATCGTACTGTACTATTAGCATTCAGTTCTGAAACGCCAGTAACACGTAATATCGGTGGGCAGGAATATAACGAAATCCTCCTGCATGGTACTGATAATGTCTCACTTGAACGTTTAAATACTGGGGCAGCCTTACTTTTCAATCACAATATGGATGATCATATTGGAGTTGTTGAAAGTGCAACAATTGATAGTGACCATGTAGCACGGGCATTAGTGCGGTTCAGTTCAGTAGGATTAGGTGCAGAAAAATTTGCGATGGTACAGGAACGTACCTTACAAAAAGTATCAGTTGGATATTCAATTCTCGATTATGAAATCAGCGGTGATGATCTATTAGTTACCCACTGGGAACCTTATGAAATTAGTATGGTATCAGTACCCGCAGATAATGAAGTAGGCATTGGAAGATCTCTTGAAACTGATAGCGAAGAAGAAAGTATTGAGTCTGACGAATCAGGTGCAGAAGAAGAAATTAATTCAGAAGATGAAAGTAATGATCCTGATGAATTACGTGCTGAAGAAGAAGTAGCTTCTGAAGAACAGGAAGCAATAAATAATACAGAATCCGATCCCGAACAGGAAGTTCAGGATGAAGATGAAAATGAACGCCGTATTAATGAAATTAATGCAATTTCTCGTGCGTTTAATACAGCCGATTCAATTCGTGATGAGGCAATTAAATCTGGAATGTCCGTTGATGGATTTAAACGCCAGATCATGAATAAAAATACTACTGTCAAGGATGACAATAAAATGGAAAATAATTTCTCACTTAATACGCTAATGCGTAATATGCTCGACGGCCAGAATGCTGAAGTTGAATTTGGTAAAAATGGTGTACTGGTTAAGAACAATGATTTCATTCGTGCTGGTGTCACTACTACAACCGCAAAGGATGTAATCCACACTGATGTACTCTACGGTTCATTCATTGATGTACTACGTGCTCAGTCTGTACTAAAGAATTTTCCGGTACAGATGTATACCGGGCTAACTTCTGAAATCGCATTACCAAAGCTATCCGGTGATTTTACCCAAAGTTTCGGGCCGATTGCTGAAAACGGCGTATCTCCAGAAGTAGATGCAAACTTCGAATCTGTAGTACTAAAACCAGTAACCTATACCGGTTCTGTACCACTATCACGCAGCGTTGTTAAAACCTGCCCACAGATTGAACAGATCGTTTCTCAGGCTATCGTAACTGGTTTCGCTACGCGTCTGGAAACCATCATTCTAAAAGCCGTGGTTGATGCAGCGGTAGCGGCAGGCAATGTCAAAACCATCGATGCCTATGATTACGATTCTATCGTAGAAGCACAGGGTGAACTCGGTGATGAGGGCGTTCTGTTCAGTAATATCAGTGCTGTAATGGCACCATCTACTAAAGCAAAATTACGTACTACATTACGTGGTGCTAACACCGCTGCTGTTTATCTCTTTGATGATGGCGATCTATGTGGTGTACCGGCATATGATTCTAAAGTACTTGCTGGTACTGGTGATTTCGTCATTCTCGGTGACTTCTCCAAAGTGGCTATTGGTCAGTGGGGCGATGCAATTGAACTCGACATGGACGATACCACCAACCGTAACCGTGGATCAGTTATTGCCAGGGTCTGGGCGGATATTGCATTTGCACTTACCAACCCTGAAGCATTTCGTGTAATTAAAATCGGTGCTTAACCATGAGGGCATTTAAGAGTACACACTGTGATGTGTTTCTGAATGCCTTCGGTGAAGTTATCCAGACTTCTACGGGAAGTACTTTTACTGGCATTGTGGAAGTACTTCCCGTTTCAATTGAAGCGGCAGGTGGATTTATCGAAAGCACAGAAACATACGTAACCATGAAGAAGGAAGATTTAAATACGGCAGGTATTGTTATAGGTACAGTACTACTCATCAATGGCGTAAATCAGACAGTCTATAACATTGAAGATGATTTATCAGGAATGGTTAATTGCTATTTTCGTACTTCTGCTGGTGCTTCATTTGCGGAGGATTACTAATATGATGTTAGTACAGAAAGTACGAAATACAATGAAGGAGTTAATTAATGCTACGAAAGCCTTAACTTTATCGCGTGAAGTGGATGTGTTCGAGCAAATCGCCTTTGATTATTCTATGAACAGTATTACATTTGGTAATCAACGTCAGGTAGGAAATTTTTCTATTCAGTATTTGATTTCACCAAAACCAGAATCAGGAAATACAGCACCATCGATTACCTATGATCAGATTATCAGTACTTTTGATGACAGAAAAGCACAGGCATTTAAGGATGCTGGATTAATTATTCTTTCTTATTCCTATGAACAGTCGGATATTGTAACAGACCCGCTTACTGGCTCCGTTTCCTTATCTTTTACAATAAATATTCAGGTTGCGGAAAAGACCAGATAAAAATAAGGATATAACGTGAGCAATATTTTTTTAGGTAAGGGCTTAACTTTACAATATAACGAGGATACGGGTAACAGATCCCCACAGGGCATAGGTAATGTAACTATCAGTGAAGTAAATACGTTTCCGGTACTTACCATTTCTTCAGAAATTAACAGCTTTGAAACTTACGACAGTGATTACAAAACGGTACTTCTTTCAGATAAATCAGTACAACCATTCGATATTGTCGTGAACTATCTGCCTGATAGTCCATCGCATCAGTATTTAGATAATGCAGCACATAATCAATTGATTTTCCAAATAATTATTCAATATGCACTGAATTTAGAAGAAAACCATATTACATATGCGATTGTTAATGGTGCAATTTCCGGTTCTCAGTTGGCGGGAGATAAAGATTCTGTAGCTACAAAATCCTATAAATTCACACCGCAAGACGTGGTTGCACGTGCAATGTCTATCAATGCTCTATTACCCATCTATCAGGGGGATTATGGGGTAGGTTCTAATACTACTGATGTACCACAGTATGCTACCAATGTACCCACGGGTAATAGCTTTATCAAAGTACCATCCACGCAGGCGGGTAATCCTGCTGGTACGGATATGATGGGGGTGGGATTTGTAGATGGTACTGCCGTTTCAAGTCTCGCAATGACCAAAACAGGCACACTCAGTATCTTTGCAAAGAACGCTTCTACCGCATGGACGCGTATCTATACCGCCACACAGATGGATGCACGTTATGTACCTCTTACCCGAACAGTTAACGGAAAGGCATTAACGGGAAATGTAGTACTGAACAGTAGTGATACTGGATCACTTGCGGTTGAGAAGAATTTAAATGATGTAGCTGATGCACAGGCCGCTCGTGAAAACTTAGATGTATATTCAAGGGGTGAAACAGACGCATCTCTCAGTGAGATGCAGGTTAGTCTGAGTACTGCTATCGATGATCTTACTGAAAGTACTGATACCCGTTTCAGTGATGCTACTGATGAATTAAATGCATTAGCATTGGATGTCAGTACAACCTACGTACCAAAGACAAATACTGTAAATGGCCATGCTCTTTCCGGTAACGTCGAAGTGACTAAAGCAGATGTAGGGCTTAATAACGTTACCAATGATGCACAACTGAAGATTGCCAGTAATTTAGGGGATCTCGGTAATGTTGCCACAGCTCGTGGGAATCTGGCATTAGACAGGTTCGTACAGGAACAAACACTCTCTTATGTCCACAGTGGTAGTGCTGGAAACCGTCTCTTTGTTTCCAGTACTGGTTCATGGGGAGTACTGGACAATACAGGCAACCCAATACCATTACCTCTCATCTATGGCGGTACAGGAGCTAATTCAGTTAGTGGTGCACGAACTAACCTTGGTCTTGGTACTGCATCTGTACAGAACATTGGTACAAGCGGTGCAACCATTCCATTGCTTAACGGTAGTAACACCTGGACTTCTCAACAAACGTTCAGTACATCAGTTGCAATAAATACCCTAAATCTTACAAATGCATTATCTGTGAATTGCGGCGGCACGGGTGCTAATAATGCGGCTGGTGCACGAGCAAATCTTTCACTGGATATTGTCGAGAAAGGCAGTGCATGGTCATATTATTACAGTGCTGATAAAGCATATTTTATTGCAGTAGGTAATTCTGGTGGGCTGGCTGCACGAAAAGCGTCTGATAATAGTGAAATTGCATGGAGTATTGCAAATGGTGGTACTGGCGGTACAACTCAGGCTCAGGCACAAAACAATCTTGGGCTTGGTATTGGTAATGCTCCTCAGTTTTATGGTTCAATACTTGGTAGTACAAATGTCCCGTCAATAAACAACTTGAGATTAATGAATCAAAAATATGGGCTTGTTGCGAGAATGGACAACTCAACATTTTATTTGTTGCCCACGGCTGAAGGCGATCCTACTGGTCCTTTTGGGAGTTTGCGACCTCTGATAGTGGATCTTAGTACAGGTGAAGTGACATTAAATAATCTACGTTTGGTTAATTCATTAGCCATCGCTCAGGGAGGCACAGGAAGTACTTCTGTAGTAGGTGCAAGAACTAATTTAGATGTGTATTCAAAGTCTGAATCAGATGCAATTTATGGCGAATGGATGGCCTATACAGATTCACGAGTTACTCCCTATCTGGCATTCACTAATACCAGTTCTTCAATATATGAATTACGTGTCCAGTTAACACGAAACTCCATTAAAATTAGGGGCATTATCAGGAAAACACTTGATGCGGTAAATCGTGGAATATTAGTAGTGATGAAACCATTGCCGGGGTATTCGGGATACTTGATGCCATATTGCCCGGTATTAGCCTCTCAGGGAAGCCCCGTTGCAACATATGTTGATGCTATAACAAGCGTAAGCGGTGCACCATTATCGCTTTTGTTGGCAGGTAATGCTGCAACGACATGGGTAATGGTGGATTTTGAAATTAGCATGGTATAAGGAAAAAACATGGAAGAAGTAAAGTATATGCCATATGTAACTATAAAAAAATACGATGGCACAAATGCAGAAGAGATTGTTGAATTTGTTGGCTTACCTTTTGATATCGTTAATGATGAACTTGTCTATGATTCTGCGGGCTATATCTCCGTTGAGTCTGGTTCAGTTATCACTAATACAGGAATTATTTTTGAAAATGTTGAAAAATTTCTAAAACATTACACCGCATCAAAATAAATAGCAGAAGAGGCAAGGAATGCCACTCCTGAGAATAAACTTATAAGGATATAAAACTATGGCTATGGATATCTTTTCCGGGGCAAATTTAAAAGTAGAAGTTGGTACTCATACTGCTGGTGCAGTAGCTACTGACTTTGTAGAGGTACCAGAAGTTAACACATTCACTACTTCAGGTTTTGAAAGTACTGTAATTAATGTTAAAACTTTTAATAGTGCATATGATCGTAAACTATTGGGCACTAAATCTATTCCAGATATCTCACTTGCAGTGAACTATCTGCCAGATAATGCAGTGCACCAAAAATTAGAACAACTGGCAGATGATCAAAAACGTTGCCAGGTGAAATTAACTTACTACTCAGACGCAACAAAAAATGATGGGTTCTATGTGGTATACACCTGTTTCGTATCGGCAAGTACAATCGGTGGAGAAAAAGATGAGGTCGTTTCCAAAACTTTCACTCTTGCTGTAGATGGCGGTGCAATTGATCAAGGTTTGATTAGTACTGGTACTGGCGAATAAACATTAAAACAAACTAAATAAAGGGAAGGTATTGTACTTTCCCTTTTTTATTGGAGACAAAAATGAACTTAAATCAATTAATGAAAAAACTACAGCCAGCACAACATGCATATGAAGTAGCGGGTGAAACACTTTATATTCACCGCCCAAATGGTAGAGACTTTGCAAAATGTACTGACGTTGCACAAACACTAATTCTGTGTGTTAAAGATGAGAATGGTGATCCTGTCTTTTCAGACGAAGATATTGAAGGTCGCATTAACGTTAATGCTATTGATTTTGTGATTCAAAATGAAATCTACACTGCAATTATTAAGTTAATTAACATTGCAAATTCTGCTGATGAAGTGGAAAAAAAGTAAGAGGTGATATCGAATTAAAGTACTTTTGTAAGATGGTTAACAAAAGGGGCTTATCACCTGATGAGTACTTTGGTTTAGATCCTGATGTACTCAATATGCTAATGATTTACGACACTTTCATAGAACCATCCGGTACGCAGATTGAAATGATGAAACATGCATACCAGTGTTATTACACAACCATCAGTAATGGGAATCTGACACCAGAAGCAAGAAAAAGTATCAAAGTATATGATTTTGATTTCCTTGGTGTGCTTGGTGATAGTACAAAAACACATTGTGAAAAAGATCTTGAAAGAAAAGAGAAGTTAAAAATGAAAGAATCGAATGATATTAAATCACTGGGTGAGATGATAAAGGCTCAGGTTTTAGGGAAGAAAGATAATGGCAAATAATAACAGGATACGGGTTGATATTGATGGTGATTCATCCGGGTTACAAAGGGCATTAAGGCAAGGTACAAACTCAGTTGAAGAATTCGGGAGTACCGCTGGCGGCATTGTTGAGGAATTTACAGGCCGCTTTGCGGGTATGGCGGGAGGATTCGGTACTGCTATGACAGGAATAGCCGGTGCTGCTGCAATTGGCATTGGTGGACTTGCAGCACTGGTAGAATCATCGCGTGAGTATGTTCGAGAAATGAATGAGATCAGTAAGAGTACTGGATTGTCTGTAGTACAGCTTCAACAGCTATCAGCGGCGTTTAGTGGTCTTGGTCTTGAGATGGATAAATTCGGTGATTTTAATAAAGACACCATAGAAAAACTTGGTGATGCATTCCGTGTAGGCGGCGGGGTATCCGATGATCTTAAAGAATATGGATTAAATCTTCAGGACTATAACAAGTATCTAAAACAGGCTGATGGTGGTATGCAGGCTGTGATTCATACATTCTATGCTATGCGTGAGGCGGGTAAATCGCAGGGTGAAATCGTGAACATCATGGAAACACTCGCGTCTGACTCATCTCACATGATCAGTACCCTACAGCAATTCAAAACTGAAGCAGAAGCCACTGCCTATATTCAGTCACAGAATGCCGATGTAACTAATGATGCCGCTGAAAAATATGCTGAATTTGATAAGAACCTGGACAAGCTTACTACCAGTATCAAAGGTACGATTGCAAATGGCCTCTCACCGTTAGTCAATGCGATGAACGGTGTATACGATGCGGCAAACCAGAAACCTCATGAAGCCGGATTATTTGAAGATCTGAATGACCGTATCAAGAAATCGAAAGGCTCCCTACAGGATATGTTAGATGTATGGGAACAATTACGTATGGCGGGTGCTCTGAACTATCAGGGGGCGGCTCTACATACAGGTGCAATGGATAATGGAAAAGGCAATCAATTTGCTGAAGCTAAACAAAATCTTGAAGCACTGGTAAGCACCTTCAAAAATGATATTGCTACAATCACTGCTCCCCAGGATGGCTGGCGGGATAAGGCGAAGGATGCTGAAGATGCTGCAAAGAAGGCTGAACAGCTACGCAAGCAGGCTGAAGCGGCACAGAAGAAAGCCGATCAACAACGTCTACAGGCACAGCGTAATTTAGAGACGGCACTTGCTCAGGTAGGAGAAGAGGGTTTTAAGGTACGTTTGCAGCAGTTAGACAGACAACAAAAAGCACTGCTTAAAACTATCACTGATAGTGCTGCGGTACTTGGAATAGCACCAGAACAATTAAAATCATACGTTGATGCAGCCAATGCATCCGGTGCAAGGCAACGTAACGATCTTATAAATGGTTTGATTGGCTATAGCGATCCTACCCAGGGATTAACTGATACTAATTCTCTGATTGGTTCAGGTCTGCTCAACGACAACCAAAAGGGCTATCTGGCTCAACAACAAAATCAGCGTATCAATGGTGATAATCCATTTAACTTTGATGATACCAGTCAGAAGTTAAAAGATAATCAGGATGCGATGAATGCTGAACTACAGCAGAACGAGTTATTACTGAAAGGTCATGAAGATTACGAGAAACGTAAAGCACAGATCACTGCAAAATATAATGCACAGGCAATAGAGATTAGTAACCAGAATGCACAGGATCAGTTAAGTATATTCAGTACTACAGCACAGTCACTGTCTCAGGGTATGGTTGATGCGTTTGGTGAATCTTCTGGTGCTGCACAGGCTGCTTTTGCTCTGAGTAAAGGTATCAGTATCGCCCAGACAGTACTGTCAATTCAGTCAGCACTGGCTCAGGCACTGGCTACACCATTTCCGGCATCACTTGCTAACTATGCTCAAGTACTTTCGCTTGGTATGAACATTATCAGTACAGCTAAAGGTGCTGCTTCAGGTCAGTTCCACGGTGGTGTAGATGAAGTTCCAGCAGGTTATGACAACAAATCATTTGTACTGAAAGCAGGTGAACGTGTCGTGCAGCCAGAAGCAAATAAAAAGCTCACTAAATTTCTGGATAACGTTAATACAGGTGGAAGTACTTCAGGTGATATAATTGTAAACGCACCATTAATCATTCAGGGTGATGTGGCTGGCGATGATAAGAAATTTAATGAGATGCTAAAAAAACATGCTAATAGCGTTACACAGGCAGTAAGAAGTAGTCAAAGACGTAATTCATGAAAGTAACTGGCAAATAACACTTGCCAGTTACTTTTACTAAGCTTCAATCAAATCAAGAGCTTCTTTATGCAATTGAACAATTAGCTCACCGAAAGAAGTATCTTTATGATACTCAGTGTGACCAATGCTTGTTTTTAAATTATTGACATTTTGTAAGTCTGAAGCTACTAAACCAATAGGGAGTTTTTTTATATTTAACTCACCTATTCTATATAACCATTTTAACACAGAGTCATTATCACTATACATATTGATATGAATGATGTGTCTTTCCGACTTTATTTCTCGAATTCTGCTTTCATAATCATCTTTATTAATGGCACCTGCGATAGATATAGAAGTTAATACATTATCAGATTTGAGAGTACGCATAGCCTCAGTGATAACTCTAACGCCAAGAGAATGGCCAATGAAGATAGCTTTATCATCATTATCCCAGATGTCATTAAGTACGTTTGTCAAATCTTTACCTGCTAATGTAGCTTCTTTCGCTGCTCTGCTCCATGCTGAGAATAAACTTGCACCAAAAGATGCGGCACGTAACGTACCAATACCCGGAACTGCAAATGAGGCGAGTAGTGCCTGTAGTGCTCGCACCGACATTTTCAAAATAGAAGAAGAACGCCATTTAACGAAAATTAAAGGTGCATCAATCCGGGATGCTATGTAATTCAGCCAATCATCCTGGCCTTCAGTAAGAAATCCGGGGGCGATAACTACTGGTATCCCATCGAGATGTTCATTCACTGTGATTATTTGTATTTGACACTTGAGGCGTATGCCTAACGCTGATGTGTAGATGTGTTCAATAACTTTCATTTTAATCCTCTTTTTTATGGGATTATAAATAGACTAAGAGTAAAAATAAAGAGGTACTAAAAGGATTTAACATGCAATTTTCAAATCAAATAAAAGTAACTAATTTTCAAATTAAAAGTACCGAACCGATCTATTCTAATCAGACCTGGACGGGCCAACGTATCATGAGAAGTACAGGTATTCAATACTATCAGATTCAATTTAGTTTAAGTTTCAATCCTGCTTCATTGCGTGAGGTTAATAACTTTATTGCTCAATATGCAAAGGGAAAGCCCTTCACTATGTCATTAGGTGTGGCGGGTACATATCACGGTACACAAACTGGCTCACTTACAAGTACCGCACTTGTAAAAAAGGGAAGCATGATTATAGCTACAAGTACAAATACAATGGCTGTAGGTGAATGGGTACAGTTTAGTAATCACAATAAACTATATCGTATCGTAGAACGTACAGGTACATCTTTAACTGTTTTTCCTGCTTTGCAAAATACAGTACAGGCATCTGAAATTATTAAATATAACAGTTTAATTATCGAAGCGGTTTTAGATCCTGATAATGATTACACAATGCCAGTAGGTAACATTATGAATATCACCCTCAAAGCTACGGAGAATATTCCATGATGAATGAGTCTGTTTTTACTAATAATAATCTCCTCAAGTACTGGAAGTTAGTTAAGGGTACGACTAAAACCAGATTAACACTTATGGAAGTAATGAGCTTAGGGGTAAATGTAACCTGCTTTGATGTGCTACCTAAAGGTACTAATGGATTTCACTGGACTGATTCACTGATTGATATTGATCTTGATGGGTATAACTATATCAGCTTCCCGGATATAATTAGCGGTTCACTACCATCATATTCTGAACAGAAGGGAATTAATAATGATGCGATTAGCTTTAAGGTAAGCAATGTTAATCAGTCAGTACGTGCACTGGCTCTTGGTGGGTTTTTAAAAGATGCTCAAATGAATATCAAATTAGTAGTGCTTAACCCATATGATTCATCTGTAATTGACTCAATGCTCATGTTTACAGGGTTTATTGATTATGTACAGGCAGTTGCAGATCCAAATCAGAAAACTAATGAAATGACAATCTATGTGAATTCAGTCTTTAAGAAGCTGGACAGACAACCAGCTTTGATTGCTGCTAATTCAGTGTACCAGTCCTATTACAAGGGTGATGAGTACTTTAGTTTGTTAGGTCAGGTCAATCAAAACCAAAACTGGAAGTACAAATAATGGGTAATTTACACAATGAGATTATGAAAATCATTCAGTACGCAATTGATAACCCATATAAGTTTGGTGATAACGATTGCAATATTATTGTACTACGACTGATTGACCGAATTAATGGTACTACACAATTATCAAATCGCCAGTATTCAAGCGTTAAAGAAGGTATAGCAGGTTTAAATGCTGAAGGATGGAATCATACAGGTGAGGTTGTTGAAGCGTACTGCAATGAGGTTGAGTTCACTATAGATGGTGATATCTGGTTAGATCCAGAAAACCCATTAATTATGGCGGTAGTGGTAAGTGGTCGAATTCTTGGAGTGAATGATGATCACAACGGTTTTGTATTACAACCAAAACCGAATCAAGGAAGATATTTTAGAGTAAGGAAACTTAAAAATGGGGAAGAGCGTAGGTAATGTTTTTGGTGCAATTGTTAGTGCTGTAATTGTTGCTGCGGCAGTTTACTTTTCTGGCGGTACTGCATTAGCGGCTATTGGTTGGGGTGCTGCTGCGGGTGCTGCTTCATTAGTTGCGTCGTCAATGTTAGGTCAAATCGGCGTATCTGGATATGGTGATGTAGCAGATACACTAAGTAGAAGTACTTCACCAACTACAGGATTACCAGTAATATACGGCGGTGAATTGCCTCATAAAAATGGTGTGTCTGGTGGCTCATTTATTCTGACTGGCAGTATAGTTTCCTGGTACAATGTACCAAATTCTGATTCTCAGTACTTATTCTCAGAACAGGCAGTATCCTATGCAGGCACTGAAAAACATATTGAACAAATCTATATAGATAATGAACCTGTACTTGCAGTGCCAGTCACAAAAGATGGCATAGTACCCAAAGAAAATATTGCAGCGAAATACCAGCCGTATTTACAGTTAGAGGTACGATTTGGTAATGATTACACCAGTACTAAATCCCTTGCTTCACAATATGCCGGGCCGAAATGGACTAATCAGTTTTTAGGTAAAGGTATTGTTAGTATCAGTACCGTTATTAAAAAGACACAAAAATCACTTGAGAATAATATTCTTGTAAATGACCAGTTTACACTCACATGTGAAATGAAAGGTCAAGTGATCTATGATTTCGTTGACGGTACTTATAAAGCAAGCAGTAATCCACCTTCGATGATTCACGATTATTTGACTAATGCAATATATGGTATGGGTATTGATCCTATGTTGATTAATACTGATACCTTTGCAGAAACAGCAGCATATTGTAATGCTTTTGAATATTATGCAAATGGTGCTATCAGTTATCAGTCTTCATATAAAGAAAACATTGAGAATATCTGTCAGTCGTTTGGCGGTATCATCTATGTCCATACCGGGCAAATCTGCATTACCACAGACCGTAAAACCGTATCCGTAGCGTCATTTGACGAGCATAACATGGTAGGTGCGGTACAGATCTCTACATCAGGCGGTACTGACTATTTTAATGTTGTCGATTGCAAATTTACTAACCCTCAATCGATGTATACCACGGATGTAGTACGTATCCCTTCGGATATCACGACCGATGAAGCAGTACAGAAAGATGGTCAGGTAATCGCCTTATCTCGTGATTACTCATGGTCATATGATCAAGACGTCATCGCTGAGATGGCAAATGTGGATTGTCTCAAGGCTAAGTACGCCTTACGCACTATCAGCTTCACCACATCTGAAGGTTGGGATTTAAAGGTATGGGATGCAATCAACGTCAGTAATGAAGAGCTGAACATTTCAGGTAAGTTTAAGGTGCTCAATAAGGATATCAGTACCGATCAAGAGAACGTTGGGTATGTAACCATTACGGCAGTGGAAGCACCAGATGCAATGTATGATGGAATTGATCCGGGTGTGTGGTCGCCTGGAGGGGTAATCAACTTCCCTGAATTACAGGTACTACCGCCAGCTAACTTACAGGCAGTACGCAAGGGTAATACCACGTCTGGTTCCATCATTGATCTAACATGGGATGCTTCAGAAGATCCGTATCTGCGTGGGTACTATGTATACTACCGTTTAAACAGTTCCAGTACCTGGACGTATGCGGGGCAGACAGGCGTACAAAAACTCGATTATGAATTGTTCGGATTGTCTGATACTGCAACTTATGATTTTGCAGTAGAAGCATTTTCGAATATTGGTCTGGTATCTAAGAAGCTATCACTCACTGGCATTGTACCAACGTACAACTTTACACTACCTGCTGTAACGGGTGTTGTACTGACAAATAAAACAGAATCAGCGTATGTAACTGATTCACCTGATTTCAGCATCGCCTGGGATTCACAGAAGAATCTGCGTGTGAATGGTCGTTCGTTCTCTGAATACTTCAAATATTACGTTATCAAAATATATGGCGGTACAAAATTAGTAGACACTTTCTACACTCAAAGCAATACGTTTAATTTAACGCTTGCAATGAACCGCCTGAAAGTACGGAAACCTACAATTGGTATCATTGCTCAGGGATTTAATGATGGTACATACTCGCAGGAAGTTAAGATCACTGTAGAGAATAAACAAGCTGGATTAGTAACAGGTGTTAGTTTTACTGGTGGTTTTGGTAATTTATTTGCCTCATGGACTAAATCAACTGAACGTGATTATGCTGGTGCGATTATCAGTATCATCAATGGCACTACAACCCGATTATTCACCAGCTATGCACCAGAGTTTGACTCAATACCAAACATAACTGATGGTGAATATAAAGTTAAGATGGGATTCTTTGATGTATTCGGTACTGACAATATTCAATACTGCCCTGAACAAATCATTAGCATCAATTCAAAGTACCAATTTACTGAAGATGATGCTAATGCAATTAATGGCATTCTTGATTTAGATGATCGCCTTACTCAAACGTTAGACAATGCTGTTAGCATTGCTAACAAAAACACCAGTACTGTTATTAGTGCTTCAGAAGTACGTACAAGTGACAAAATTACAGCAAGTGAGAAAACGTTAAGTACTCAAATTGCAGGTGTTAACTCTTCACTATCTCAACGTTTAACAACGGTTGAAAGTACAGCTAATGGTAACAAATCAAGCATCATTAATCTGACTCAAACTGTTACCGATAATAATTCTTCTCAGTCAACGGCTATTTCACAACTTTCATCTTCAGTTGAAGGCAGGTTGTCAACAGTTAATACCGAAATGGCAACTAAAGCTACTAAAACAGAAGTTAATGCCAGCTATTCTATGTCAGTCAATGCTAACGGTACTGTAGCAGGATTTAAGCTTATCGCAGGTGGTGCTACTAACTCAGGGGCAATATATTTTGCTGCTGATAAGTTTATTGTATCTGGGACAGGAACAGCCACAGTAGGTGGTACTGCACCATTCGCAATAGTTAATGGTACTACATACCTGAAAACCGCAATGATTCAGGCCGCAAGCATCGGTACAGGATATATAGCTGATGCCGCAATTACTAACTTGAAGCTTGCTAATGGTTCTGTAAATACCCTGAATGTGGTTGATGGCAGCATAACAAATGCAAAAATTGGTGCAACTATTCAAAGTAATAACTATGTGGCTAATAGTACTGGATGGCAAATCAATAAAGCAGGAACAATCTATATTAATGGTAGTGGGGGTACAGGAAGAATGGTTATTAACAATAACCTCATTGCGATATACGACAATAATAACACGCTACGCGTCAGAATGGGGTTATGGTAATGGCACAGGGATTACAATGCTGGAATGCAGCAGGGCAATTAATAGTAGATCTTGGTGATTACAATATGCGGTACATGGGAAGTGTCAATCTTTCCATTACCGCAGGACAAACTGCATGGAGTGTAGCTTTCAGTGGCATGAGAAGTACCGGATGGTTAGCCATTCTCAGAACTAATCAGTACTGGAACAATTTCTCCTGTATTACGGGCAACAATGCTTTTACAGTTCAGTATTTGCCAACTACAGGAACATATGCACAAACACTTACATTTGATGTATACAAATATGATGTTTAAGGATGAACAATGTCAGGTTTTCAGGTTTACAATTCAGCAGGAGCATTAACTATTGATTCTGATAACAGAGCAGTAGTTATGAGTACCGTTAAGGCGATGGGTAGTCTGACAGATACAGGTTACTATCAAATCTCAAGCTCATTAGGTAATGGCAGTACGTTAGGTTATCTCAGTACCAATTTCTTTCCAGTTACCGGGCTACGCTGGTTTCAGCTTCAGACTAATGGGAAGTACTGTTTTCCTGGTGCATCACTATATGAAGCTGGTTCAGGGCGTTTCATGCTATCCAGTAACACTACTGCATTAACATCTGGCTATCTCGATGTGTTAAGTGCATCAGGCCAGTTAGTATGGACAGCGGCAAGTGCGGGTACTATGCCCCGTATACGGGATTTCTTTACTGTACCCATATCGCATGATCTATCTACTGCAATCACACTAACTACTGACTTTGCAGATCCCTGGATTTGTATCAGCCAGTGTCCGGGCAATGTGTCAGATGATGGTGAGGTAGTAGGGTATTCGGGAATACTGATTAGAAGAAATAGCAGTACTTCTTTCACCTTGCAGTACGTTAACAAAAATCAAAAAGCCTACCGTACAGCAATGGGTAATAGTGGTGTGCAAATAGCACTCGCTTCATTCACTGGATACTAAATACTATAAAATAAAGCAGGTATTAATTATGGAAATTGGAACTATTTTAGCCCTTGTTATTTCTGGCTGTGTATTCCTGTACACCGTTTTTCGTGATAATACGAAAGACACAGATGATTTGTTAGCACGTGTTGCTACTATTGAAACTACCATTGCGGTACAGGATAGTAGTATTACAAGAATTGAAGCCGATCAGGATAAGATGCGGGATGTACTCTGCAAGCTTGAAACTCAGATTCATGATTTGGATGTAAAGATTGAAAAGTTGATTACAATTCTACAGCAGAAACAACAACCATAAGAAAAGGCATAGTACTTAAAAATACTATGCCTTTTCTTTATTTGTTTTTAAGTACTGCAATCATTGCATCAACGCGGTTGGGCGTTTGTTTATACCATAATGAATCTTTGGCTTGTTTAATTGCTTCTTGATAATTCTTGTCCTGAAGTGCTGCGAACATTCTACGGAATTTCTTCACACCGCCGATCCCTAACTGGAAAGTCATGATAATGATAAAGTCATTCCAGTCATATGGAAGATTCATTCCTAATGTTTGTACCTGTATAATCACTTTTGCTAAATCTCTTGATAATAACTGGTCTGCTTCACTTTCAGTAATGCCATTATTGTAATCTTCTCCCCGCTGGATTAAGTGACCATACCCGATAGTACGAAATCCTAAACTATCAGCATATGGATAGAATTTCCCATTTTTAAAGTACTTCAATTTTGCCTGGTACTCTTTAGTACCTTCATATTCTTTTAATCGTCTTTCTAAATCGCTCATTTACTAAATACCTATATTAAATCTATAGGAATATTTATGATGAGTGAATGGAAATACTCAGATGACTGGGATGAACAACAGCTTTTATCCGGCGAGTATGCTGGATTCGTTTATATTTTTCAGTTTGAGGATGGTTCAACATACATTGGTGCGAAACAGGTATACCAGAGAGTGAAGGATGCTAAAAACATAACGGCCACATCAAAAGAAAATGGATGGCGTGATTATCTCAGTAGCTCCAATATCGTTAAAAGCAAAATTGAAAATGGTGAGCATTACACTAAAACTATTCTATGGTGTTTCGCTACTATGCGTGAAGTGATGATTGTGGAAGCAATATTGATACTAAATCAAATGCTAAAGCCGGGATGTTTGAATCTTGCAATGATGAGTAAAATTAGATCGCCAAATGCAAAGGATAAAAAGAGACTACTCGGAATAGTACAGGAACTATTAGAGTACTTGAATTGAGGTAATATATGGCAAGTGGAATAAATGGTATTAGTAGTGCCAGCAATTACATACAAACGCAGGGAGCAAGATTAAATAATCAGTTCCAATCAGAGGTGATTAAACGTTCCAAATTACTATCCCAAAAAATGCAGGCAGATTTGAATAATAGCGTAGACCGTGGGGGTGTTAATTTTACCCAGCGTTCGATGCTCTTCTTTTATAGGAAGATTGGTAAAAATTCTCTAACAGCTACAATCATGGTTAAAGATGTACAGGCAAAGTACCTTTATGAAGTACTGGTACAGCCAAAGGTAATTGATAAATTTATACCTACGTCATCTGCAAGATTAACAAAGCAGGGTAACATTTCAGGTTTGAAAAAGAATTTATCAAGTGGTCGCTATAAAGTCGTGAAGGGTAAAAATGGCAAAGAACGATTAATTGATACTTCCAAACGAGATACGAAGAAAAAGACAAAACGTATTATTGGTATTCGTGAGAAGAGACAACGCAAGTTGATTTATGATTTTTATCATGAAGCCAATGATGGTGTAAGGGTAATTATGACGGGTATACAGGGAACATTTAGGGTGAGTAGATAATGAACTTTGAAGAACATTATGGTGAGTTTACAAGAGAGATTCTTTTAGGTGGCATTACGCCAGATGCTAATAGTATGCCTCTCAATAAATGCTTTCTTGGTAAGAAATTTCAAAAGATTATCAAGAATAGTGAACATAGCATTGATAGCTATATGAATGTTTGTTTTGAAAAACAACAGGGTTTTGCAGATGGTGAAGTACTTGATTGGGAACTACAGGGTGAAGTCCTACCTGTGTTTCTAATTGAGAGTAAAAAACTATTTGTTAAAGGTAAACACTTTTGGGTATATGCAGTGGGGATAATTGAATGATTAGTGTAATTTTAGAGCTACTATCTAAGGGCATAGATTTCTTCATTAAGAAAAAATTCATTGAAAAAAAAGTAACCCAAACTAAAGCAGGTGGGCAAATTGAAACAAATCGGGAAGAGATTGAAAAAGTAACACTCCACTGGCGTAATGCACTTGGATTCGTTATCACCTTAATCATTCTTTATAACTGGATCATAGTACCAGTACTTGATGCTTTTAGTATTGTGGTTATCCAAGTGCCATTAGGTCAATTACTGCAAGTACTATTGATTATGGTTGGCGAAGGCTAAAATAACTGCGGATTTTCTAAAATATAGCGAAAACTATTTTCACCCTTTCAGTTTGAAGGTGTGTAAGAAAAAGCAGTTACAAAGCGTTTATCTAAATCTCTATAAGAATTAGAACAGGCTTCTACTGCTTCTGAGAATTCATCTTTCCAATCTTTCCATTGTTTTAATCTAACAATGTGACTATTTGGATCTAAAGTTAATAGTTTTGACTCTATTTTTTCTCTTCCATTTTCTATTTTTTTTAAAAAATCCATATACTCATCTTCATTTTTGCAACTCATATCCCATGAGTCTAATGTTATGAGAGCAACATAAATTTCCAAGATCTTGTTCTGAAGTTTATTGCAAAGAACCAATAATGCATCACTTTCCAATTTTAAAATATTGATTTGTTCATTCTTTAATTCTTCCCCATTCATATACCGCAACGCAAACTTCTTATATTTTATTTGTAAATCAAAAAAGCTTTTATTTAATGTGTGAATGTCAATAAGGATAGACTGTGCATGTTCAAATCCTTTATTTTTTACTCTATCTCTAATCCAGTGTCGTACACCGAATGCTGCGTAAATAGCTACAGTTGCCATTACGGTATCCATGATTGCCGAAACGGTCGAACTATTAAATTCGTGTAGGAAAAATGTGTCGGCAAAAATAGGTATCAATGCTCCAAAAAACAAACACATTACATGCGAAAAAGTAATTTTACTTAGTTGCTCTCTTATATTCAT